ATAGAAACCATTCTTCTACCTGTGGTCATAGCCATAAACGTTCTATCTATTTTAAAGATTCTGCACACCCTAATTCAATTATCGGATTGGTTGCAGGATGTTTCAAAGGTGGGAGTGAAGACTGGGCAGGACAATCTAATTTAGAATGGTGGAAAGGTTGTGTCATCAAGAGGGAGATAAGAGATGGTGTATACGAACCAGAGTTTGTATCTCTTGATAGATTACAAAAAGAATATGGTTGATTTAATAATTAGTTTGAATATAACTAGGGGTTCTGATTATGCTAAAATATGAAATCAAAATGACTATAGTTGTAGATCCTGATGCTAATTTTATAGAAGCAGATCTATCAGATATGCCTAGAGTTGTTAATGAACTTGTATCATCATCCATGTATGATATAGATGATATTATTGTAGAGGAGTGTGAAGTAGAAGAATGTTAAATGAAACTGATTTAGAAGCGTGGGAATACTATAACGAAACTTATAAGAATAAAGATATGAGTTTGAATGAGTATCAGAATGCAGCAGCTAAGACTGCTATGTATAAGACAGCACATCAAATACTTTACCCTGCACTTGGACTAGCAGGGGAAGCAGGAGAGGTAGCCAACAAAGTAAAGAAGATGCTACGTGATAATGACTTTGATCGTGATGCAATAGTAGCTGAGGTTGGTGATGTCCTCTGGTATGTTGCTGCTCTATCGAGAGATCTCAATGTTAGTCTTCATGATATTGCACTAGCTAATATCGAGAAACTATATGGACGTAAAGAAAGAGGAACACTGCAGGGAAGCGGTGACAAGAGATGAAAGGTTTGCTATGGCCTTTTCTTTTCTGTGTATTTGTAATATGTATTCTCCCAGTACTACTGGTGGATAACGCAAAGTATTGTAAGCAAAGTATTGTGCCATGTTATCCGTGGACAGATCTGGGAGAAAATAAATGAGTAACTATTTACCAACGGACTATCAAAGTTTTATACATACCTCACGTTATGCACGTTGGCTAGAGGATGAAGGACGCAGAGAGTCTTGGCCTGAAACAGTAAACAGATATATATCTAATATTGTTCATACAAAAGTTGATGAGAAAACAACTAATGAAATAGAGCAAGCTATACTTGGGCTAGAGGTAATGCCTAGTATGAGATCAATGATGACTGCTGGCCCTGCTGCTGACAGAGATAATACCTGTATGTATAATTGTTCTTACCTACCAGTCGATGACCCTAAGTCCTTCGATGAAGCTATGTTTATTTTACTGTGTGGTACTGGTGTAGGCTTTAGTGTTGAGCGTCAATTCGTACAAAAGCTACCAGATATACCTGACTTGTATGATAGCGACACAATGATAGTTGTAAAAGACAGCAAGGAAGGTTGGGCTAAAGCATTCAGACAACTACTAGCATTGCTGTGGGCAGGAGAGATACCTAAGTGGGATGTATCAGCAGTACGCCCTGCAGGTTCTAGGTTAAAAACATTTGGTGGTAGAGCCAGTGGCCCTGCTCCTTTGATTGACCTGTTCAACTTCTCTATAAAGATATTCAAGGATGCACAAGGGCGTAAGCTATCGTCAGTAGAGTGCCATGATATTATGTGTAAGATCGGTGAGGTAGTAGTTGTAGGTGGTGTCAGACGTAGTGCTATGATCTCCTTGTCTAACCTGAGTGATGATCGTATGCGTCATGCTAAGTCAGGCAAGTGGTGGGATAACGAACCGCAACGTGCATTAGCTAATAACTCTGTGTCTTATACAGAGAAACCAGATGCTATATCTTTTATGAGAGAATGGATGGCATTAGTAGAGTCAGGGAGTGGTGAACGTGGGATATTCAATCGTGAAGCTAGTAAGAAGCAAGCTGCAAAGTATGGTAGGCGTGACCCTAACTATGAGTTTGGTACTAACCCCTGCTCAGAAATTATATTACGGCCTTATCAATTCTGTAATCTCACTGAGGTTGTGGTTAGAGTTACAGATACATATGATGATCTGGCACGTAAAGTTAAGTTGGCAACAATTCTTGGAACTATTCAGGCTACCTTCACTAAGTTTCCATATCTGCGAAAAGTGTGGCAACGAAATACCGAAGAAGAAAGACTGTTGGGTGTGTCGCTCACTGGAATAATGGACAACCCATTAATGACTACAAAGAATAAAGGATTGGAAAAGACACTTGCAAACCTACGTTCTGTTGCAGAGGAGACTAACCGTAAGTATGCTGACCTACTTGGTATAGCTCAGTCTGTCTCTATTACTTGTGTCAAACCTTCTGGAACTGTTTCACAACTTGTTGACTCAGCCAGTGGTATCCACTCTAGGCATTCTCCTTACTATGTTAGAACAGTAAGAGGTGATAACAGAGATCCTCTAACACAGTTTATGATGGGCCAAGGAATACCTAGTGAGCCTTGTGTTATGAAGGGAGATACTACAACTGTATTTAGTTTTCCAATCAAAGCACCAAAGGGTTCAGTTGTTACCTCAGATCAAACTGCAATCGAACAACTAGAGATGTGGTTAATCTATCAGCGTAACTGGTGTGAACATAAACCAAGTGTTACTATCAATGTTAAAAAGAATGAGTGGTTTGAAGTAGGAGCTTTTGTTTATGATTACTTCGATGAAATGTCAGGGGTATCCTTCTTACCATACGAAGAGCACACGTATCAGCAAGCACCTTACCAAGACTGTACTAATGAAGAGTACAAAGAGTTACTAAAACTAATGCCTAAGAAGATCGACTGGTCTAGGCTTGGTGAGTATGAACAAGAAGATAACACTGTAGCTATGCAGACAATGGCTTGCTCTGGAGATGTTTGTGAAGTTGTAGATCTAGTTTAGGGTTGACTATTTTTTAAAAAGGAAGTATCATTATGAGTAATACTTGTGAACAATGTGGTTACTTACTAGACGATGATGATCACTGTTATGAATGTGAACAAAGGCGTGAAGATATTACTAATTTAATAGACTTAGCAGGGAGAAAAGAGATAATGGAAAATAAGAAGTACGACTCAGTAGAAAAACCTATACACTACAACGCAGGTGGTATCGAAGCTATTGATGCTATCCTGGCTGCAACAAATGATTTAAGTGAAGGGTATCTACAAGGTAACATTCTTAAGTATGTCTGGAGATACAGATATAAAAATGGTATAGAGGATTTAAAGAAAGCACGTTGGTATTTAAATAAGTTAATTGAAATCAATGAACATAAATAAAAAAAGAAAAACCCTTGAGCAAGAAGCCCAAGAGTTCCTAATGAAAGACAAAGAGATTATTCCCCAAGGGTCTATAAAGCTTGGGGATTACTTTGCTGGATGCGCTCTGTCTGGTTTGATTGCATCTGGCAAGTACCTACGATCTGACGAGATTGTGGATGAAGCTTACAAGTATCGAGACAGGATGCTTAAAGCCAATAAATAATAACACTCCCACAAACTAAACCCCTAGCTGATCACTAGGGGTTTTTCTTTTAGTAAGGTTCGTTAGGTTGTACCTGAGGTACAATACTTAAGAGCCTAAGTCTTCTGTTTATTTCCTGTTCAACAGTCTCAGAAGAAGATATCATACTGTCTGCACTTTCGTATCCCATCTTCATAGCAGCAGCATCAAATACTTCAGCCCCTTCTCTTCTTTTAATTATAGTGTAGTTGTTTCTTATAAATCCTCTGGCTTGTATAGGTTTAGTAGCCACGAAAGCATTAAACATATTTTCTACACGTTCACGCTCTTGGTTTATACGCTTCTTGATCCACCCTTCTAATACATCTTTCTTTTCTTTAGAGGATATTCTGGGATCAACTACAATCTCATTGTAAGTCATAGTACCAAATCTTTTAGAGGCTGAGGCATTCTCACGCCAGTTTGAAAACTCTTCAGATAAACTTGGCTCACCTGTCTCTGGTATACCTTTAGCTAGTCTCTGTCTTAGTATTAGATCAATGTTAGCGTTTGGAACATTTCTTTTACTGTAGATCTCATAATCTTTTAACTGCATCTTATTCATCTCTTCTTCAAGACCAGTCAGTGGAGGCTCATCAGAAGAACCATAGATCTGTTTTATTACTGGGTTTACTGTACCAATAGCAACTGGATTAGAAAACCTGTAGTATTGTATATCATTCTCACCATTAAAAGACTGGGTATAT